CCCCCTTGTCCTCCAATACTCACTTGAGATGGTCCTTTATTTCCATCACCGTATAATAAATCAACTTCATTCCAATTTTCATCATAACCCTTACCTTTAGACGTTATAGCTTTAAATGTCATATAGTCGGTGATATTTTTCTTGTTTTCAAAAGTTGAATTTATCATTACAGTAGCACCTCTATTGTATCTATTTTGTATATATAAATGAGACACACTATTTATACCAGCCACAGTATCATCTTTTTGAATGAATTTCCATTCACCTATAAATGTAAAATCTGCTTCGTAAACGACAATATTGGAAGATGCTATATCATCCACCCCATCAGTAACCAGGTAGCCTTCGTATTCGGGGATTTGCTCTATGGTGATATCACAGGTTTCTTGTATTTTATCTAATGTAAATCCATACCAATCTCCATTTGCTTTAAATAAAAAAGACGGTAATGTATAAATTCCATCTTCTGATATTTTGTATATCTGTTGTCCTTCAGAAGTTACTTGTTTATAGGATAGAGTTTGACCATCTTTCAGTCCATAAACTTTTATCTTATAAGAAGGAACTATAAAAGAAGGTTGTTCAGGATAGGATTGATAATATAACTGTGTAGACGCAACTTTAACTGAAGTTATATTTACAGAATAACTCGTCCAAGTTAAATCCGCTCTATCAGTAGATTGAACCCATCTACCACCAGCATAATTCTCAGCATACAACCCATACCCACTCCCTTCTGCAAACCCAAAATTCGACAGCACAAGATTATTACCATTGCCTGTAATATTGGCAATAGTAGCACGATCTTCGTCCTCGTTGGTTTTGCCGGTGACTGTCCATGCTTGGTCGGGGAAGAGCCAGGGATAGGTTTTGACGAAGTAGTCTTTGATCTTGGTTAGCTCTTCTTCGGTGGCATCGTGGTCGAGAAATACAAATTCCCAGATAGCAGCGTTAATACAAGTTCCTACATTAGTTGGAGCTAATTTCCCAACATGTAGCACATCTGTTCCTTCAAAATTACCAGTTGTAATCGAAACACCATTATAACTTTTAGATGTCTGATAAGTAAGGATGTGTGATAAATCCATTTCACTCCCTATTGCTCCAAAAGATATAGGCTTATTAAGATGCTCGGCTTGTATATTTCTATATTCTAACAAGAAGGCACCATCCTTGAGCCAATTCTTTACATTAGATAC